TCTCGCGTGGCGTGTACACTCTCGCTCTGCCGGGGTCTTGATAGTCAAACACCAGACGGTCAGAGGAGTCGCGGGTAACGTGCATTAGGCTCTGGTCAAGCGGATGCAGCGCCATAATCTGCCCCGCGCCGTTCATCTCCTTGTGGCAGTACGCCGTGCCGCCAAGCATGGCGGATGCCATGATAAACTCGATCAACTCCTGCGGGGTCTGCTCATCGTTCGCAACCTGACCAAAGATGCGGTTGAGAGGGTGGTTCGGAGCGAATTCTTTGCCTCCATCCGACCGGCGCTGATAAATCTTGAGTGGCAGCGAGCCAACAGATTCAGCGACAATGCGCAGCGCGGCGAAAAACGCAGACAACTGCATCGCAGTCTGCTGGTTTACACTTACGCCCGCGTCTACGGATATGTAGTGATTGGCAGTCTGCCGCCACCACTCCGGCTCTTTCAGAGTCGCATTTTGCGGCTCGTTGCGTTCCCAGAATTTCCAATTCATACTACTGTCAAGCCCCGTTTGAGGTATATGGAGTCATCGTCCGATTTGTTCATATACCGATTCATCGCAGAGAGTAGCGCAATCACGCCGTCAATTTTGTTCTCTGGCTTTTCCTTGCGAGGGTAAATGTTGTCCTTCGCATCCAGATGGCATACCGTATTGCTCACCATCCAACTCAGCACAGGGTCATTGTGCTGCAATGTTTCTGATATAACCCGCGCCTCTAGTTCTTTCATCGGCTCGGAGAAGTTCAGCACGGTCGGTCGCACTTCCGTCATGTTCCAGCCTTCATTCAGCATACGGCCCGCAAACTGAGTGGCTTGGAAAGGGTCATAGGCGAATTCTGTAATCTCAAACTCTGACGCGAACTGAGAGCAATCCTGCTCAATGTAGTCAAAGTCGATAATCTGCCCCGGCGTAACGGTTAAAAGCCCGTCCTTCCACCAGCCGTGATACTGGTCGTTGCGGGAGTCCCGCACAGTCTCATCCGGCAGGTAGTACCGCAGGAACGGATACAAGATGCCATCGCGCTCAAACAGCAAGCAGAGCGCGGCAATGTCGATCTTGGAAGCAAAGTCAGCCCCCATGATGCACGGCTCGCCTTTGAAGTCATCCAGTGAAAGCGCCTCATTCTGACAGGCGTTCCACTTCCACATATCCATCCATGATGTGTCTGCATTCGTCCAGACGTTGAACCGCTTGGTGAGGACGTTATTCTGGGCGCTGGCTGTCTGTTTCGCCTTCTTGACCAGTCGCTCTAAATCGAACGGCAGCACCGATACGCCGTAGTTCGGGTTAGCCTTTTTCCAAAGCTCGCGGTCATCCCAGACGTTTGCTATATCGTCATCATCCAGCGTGTAGATAATGCCAAAGTAGGACTCGTCCTCGTTTACGCCTTCCAGCAGCTTGGTGACATACCCGCGCTGCTCATAGCATATCCCCGCCTGATTGGAGCCAGCCGTGGTGATGATGAACATGAGCGATTGCGCCCGCGAGCCTGTGCCGGTTTCAATAACGTCAAACACCTCACGCGACTTGTGCGCATGAAGCTCATCAATAAGCCCGGCATGAACTGAAAGTCCATCCAGCGAGTCTGAATCAGACGCTAGAGGCAGGAAGCTAGATGCCGTCTTCTCGACAAAGATTGAGTGCTTCCACGCCTCAACATTAAATGCTTGTTGCAGTTCCTCAGTCTTGAGAACCTGCCTACGCGCTGTATCCCACACCAGACGCGCTTGGTCTTTTTTTACCGCTGCGCTGTAGACCTCCGCGCCGGCCTCGCCATCTGCCAAAAGCATATATAGGCCAATGGCAGACATGAGAAAGGTCTTGCCATTCTTGCGCGGCACTTCCAGATAAGCGGTACGGAAGCGCCTATTACCGTCCTCGTCAATCCAGCCGAACACGTTGCAAGCAATAAATACCTGCCACGGCTCCAGCACTAAATCAGTGCCAGCCCACTGCCCCTTAATGTGCGGCAAGTTTTCCGCAAACTTGCAGAACTTTGCCGCCCGTTCATCGCTGTAGTGGAAGCGCCAGTCATCGCGCTTTAGGTCATCAAGAAAACGCTGACAGCAAGCGATCACCCATCTGCAATTCGGGATGTCGCCAGCAACTACGCCCTCGGCGTATTCAATCGCAATGTCAGTGTAGTTTTTCATTTGGCGGAGTTGGCGGGATTCGCACCCGCATCCGAACTACTACCCGCGACTCAATTAGTAGTTCGCTAGTATTTAGCCCGTCGAATCTAAGCAACCCCGGAATTAGAAGTATATCTCGACTGAGTGGTTGAGCCAGTAAATAAACAGCGCCCACTTGCGCCCCTTTCTGCCCCAGTTCTCATCAAACAGCGACACGGCGGGGAGCAGGAACCATTCAGTCTCCGAACTCTCCAGACTAATCTTCATCGGTCAGCACCCGGTCGGTCAAAATCAAAGCGGCTGCATTCAGCGCGCCCACAAGCTCCAAATCATGCTCCGTATTATCCGGCATCATGTAGCTCACCTTGCCGTCCCGTGTGACGGTTACAAGGCAGACCGTTTTAGCCTCGGACACCAGTTCATCAAATTGCTCCCTGAGCAACCTCATGCGCTTGCTGTTGATGTCCGTTACGCTCATTAGGAGTCCAAGAATCGGTTGGTCTTTTTCGGGGCTTCAACGGCGCTCACTCGCGTCCGGCTGGATGGGGTCATGCCGAACTCTGCGGCAATCTTCATCATCTGCTCTTGCGCCTTGTTCGCAATGGCGAAAAAGGGCGACTGGACGGGGTAGCCCGACTTGGGGCTTTTTACAATCGGGCCAGTCTTGGCGAGGGCTTCTTGCGCCTCGCGGTAGGTCTGGTAGTTCTGGCAGTAAAGCTCAAGCGCCTTCAAATCCAATTCAGTGATGACGCGAGCGCCCGCCAATAAGCGAATCATCTCAAACCAGCACTGCTCGGCAATGCCTGACAGGTGCGCAGGGCAGGGATACTCCTCGCCCACGATTGCCGCCACCGGCTCATTGACGTTGACCGGGCGATGACCGGGGTTGCCGCGTATCTTATTTAGCTGAGTCGGTACTGGCTTTCTGCCCTTCATTTTTTGCCCGTATATTCAAAACTAGCGGTCAGTCGCGCATCCGAAGTTGTCCCGGCAAGAACTCCTGATTTTGCTGTATTCTGCAACCTGCCCGGCTTTCTAGTCATAATCCAATTTGAAGAATGCGCCAACCCTGCTATAAAAGCAGGCGAACTTGTCACCAAGCTAACCTTAAACCCTTGTGCTATGTATATCTTGCAAATATGGCTCATAAAAGCGCCGCCAAGACCAATCCCTTGATAATCCGGCGCAACTACTATCCTGTGGATTCTTTTCAAATTGGCAACTCGCGGATGCGGTTGGTGCAGAACAGAACACCACGCAACAGGTTGATCGCCAATTTCCGCGATGTACTTATGCGCCGCTTTATTATGCTTGGCGCTTAAATAGTGAAAGTGCTTAAAAAATCCCCACTCTGATTCATCTGCTTTTCTGACGTTGACTTGGATTGAGGGTCGGTGAAGATACCCCCGATAGTAGTGGTTCTTGTCTACGTCATAAACCCAATCTGGTTCCAGCCATTCTTCTATATCGTGGTGACAAGAAACCGCAATAAATTGCTTGTTATTCTTGCGAATAAATTTCTGAATAGCCGCGCTGCCTATTCTGGCGACTTGCCGATCGACAACAGATGTGAACTCATCGTAAATGACAGGCTTGTCAGATTCCAAAATAAGGCGAGCCAACTCTGCCCGCATTTTTTGACCGTTTGAAAGCACATGGAATGGCTTTAACCAATCAGGCGGGCTGGAAAAGCCCACCTTGCTCAGTGCTTCTGTCACTTCCTTTGCAGACAGCTTGCTATCAAAGTCATCCACAACCGTCTTGTCTTTGCTCCACTCAAAACCGTCAAACAGGTCAAAATCAGAGAAAACATTTTTGGCTATAGTTGTTTTGCCAGAACCAGAGCCTCCAACAATCAGGCCAACATTCCAATCTTCGCCTTCTATAGGAATGGTGACATCAAATTCTTTGCGAACAACGCCGGAGTCATAATCAAACAGACCTTTGATTTTCTCCACGCGAAAGGATGAGGGGATTTTGGATTCTACTACAAACTTTGAACTTGGCACTTTAGCCCCCTTTCGGATAATTCCAAAAATAGACCTTCCTGCTCGTTTTCATTTGCGCAGCTAATTATGATGTTAAAAACTTCAGAATAAGAATGCCCTTCCTTTTCTGGGGCAGGGGGTTCTTCAGCATTCCCCATAATAAACGCTTCATCCGGGTCAAGGCCGGTCAGTTCTAAATCGAACCCAAGCGCCTCAAGCTCTTTGACCTCCAGCGTCAGCAGTTCCTTGTCCCATTCCGCTTCCTCGCCAACCCGGTTGTCAGCGATGCGGTATGCTTTCACTTGCTCCGGGGTCAGCCCAGTGGCAACGTGAACGGGCGCGGATTCCATGCCAAGATGTTGTGCGGCCAGCAATCGGGTGTGCCCGACCACGATCACGCCATGCTCATCGACCACAATGGGC